TTTTTATCAATGGCGTTAATACATTTGGGGTAACAGGGTCAAAGAAAGTTTCAGAACTCTTTCTAAATAACTGTAATCGTGCCCTGTAGTCCATATTTCTGGCTTTACCAGGGTCTTTTGGCGTTGCTGTATCTGAATCATTTGCCGCCACTGCCGCGGCAATACCTTCTCTCATTTTGGCTTCCCAAGATTCGTGACCTGACTGCCCATTAGTAAAGTTTTCTGATACCATGATTTCTCCTAATTTACATAATGTATTTATCAGTTTCAATAAAACTGCCGTTAATTGCTAAAAGTGGATAATTATACTTGACTTCTGAAAAAATAAATGTATAATACATTAAACGGAGATTACAAACAATGGCACAAAAATATTTAAATAATAAAGACTTACTCGCAGAGATTCATAAAAGTAAAATGAGTTTCACATGGACTAAGTCACCACAGTACGACAGACCCGATATTATCGTAGATAATGTAAATGATATCAATACATCAGTGTTTGATCAAGCAAAACAGAATAAAGCAGGTAGAATGAAAGACCTAGCATATCAATCAGCAGTTAAAGATTACTCAGGCCCCGCTAATAAGAAGCCTAAACAAAAAGAGTTCTTGGTAGACCCAGTTACAATTCCAGATGAGGACATCACTGTGAGAGTAATGAACATGGATCACATACCGTTAGAGCCGGGCAGAAAGAAGAATCCAAGAAATGAAGCAGAAACAAAAGCAAAAGTAAACTTTCCAGCATTCAAACATTATGCTAAAGTTAATGACGAAATCACAGAGGTTGCTAGAAGCCATTGGAAAGGCGGTCTCAAAAGTGGTAAGTTTAGTGTAGAGCACGGTAGTATCACAAACGAACTAGGTAAAATGTATCTCAAACTAGTAGAAAGATATAGCCAGAGAGCAAACTGGAGAGGCTACACATACATTGACGAAATGCGTGGTCAAGCATTATTACAGTTAGCAATGATAGGCTTACAGTTTAATGAAGCAAAGTCGGACAATCCGTTTGCTTATTATACAGCCGCAATCACAAACAGTTTTACAAGGGTTCTAAATATTGAAAAGAGAAACCAGAACATCAGAGACGATATACTTATTGACTCTGGACATTTGCCCAGTTATGGAAGGCAAATAGCACACGAAAATGCGATGAAACAACTCAGAGAAGCAAATTCGGAGAGTGCTGAAAAAAATGACTGATAATCTATTTGATAAAGCCGCAGTTTTTACAGATATACATTATGGCTTAAAACAAAACAGCCACCAGCATTTAAAAGACTGTAATAACTTTGTAGACTGGTTTATCACTGAAGCAAAACTTCGAGAAGCAGAAACCTGTTTCTTTTTAGGTGACTGGCATCATCACAGAGCAAGTATTAATATTGCTACTATGAATGCTAGTTTAACAGATCTTAAAAAACTCAATGACGCATTTGAAAAAGTATATTTCATTACAGGCAACCACGATTTATATTATAGAGATAAAAGAGAACTTAACAGTATAGAGTTTGCTCGTGATCTACCTAACTTTATTATGGTAGATGAAATATTTGAAGAGAAAGGCGTATCAATCATACCATGGCTTGTAGGCAGTGAACACAAGAAGGTAGCAAAGATAGATTGTAAATATATGTTTGGTCATTTTGAGTTGCCGTTCTTTAAAATGAACGCCATGGTAGAAATGCCAGATCACGGTGGTATTACAGCAAGTATGCTAGACAAACCTGAATATGTATTTACAGGACACTTTCATAAAAGACAATACAATCATAACATACATTACATAGGTAATGCGTTCCCACACAATTACGCAGACGCACAGGACAACGACAGAGGATATATGTTCCTCGAGTGGGACAAAGAACCACAGTTTGTTAATTGGCCTGACTGTCCAAAGTATGTTACATGCGGCTTAGTAGAACTTATTGATAACCCGGGTAATTTCCTAGGTAATACAACGTATGCTAGAATCAAATTAGATGTAGACATCAGTTACGAAGAAGCATCTTTTATTAAAGAAAACTTTATGGAAAAATACAAGTGTAGAGAAATACAACTTGTACCGGTCAAAGAAGTAGAAGAAGAATACGAAGCAGGCGAAATACATTTCGAAAGTGTTGAACAAATTGTTATCAGTCAATTACAAACGATTGAAAGCAGTACTGTAGACACTGATAAACTTATTAACATTTACCAGAACCTATAATATGCTAAACATAAAAAACATCAGTGTGAAAAATTTCATGAGCGTTGGTAATAACGTCCAAGGTGTCCGGTTTGACGACAAGCACCTAACTCTTGTATTAGGCAATAACCTAGACCTAGGTGGAGACGGCAGTAGAAACGGTACAGGTAAAACAACAATTATTAATGCTTTAAGTTATGCTCTTTACGGAGAAGCACTAACTAACATTAGACGTGATAATTTAATTAACAAAACAAACGGCAAAGGCATGATTGTTTCCTGCGACTTTGAACTTAACGGTATAGAGTATCGTATAGAAAGAGGAAGACGTCCTAATGTGTTACGTTTATTTGTTAATGGTACAGAACAGGAAGATCAAGAACAGCAAGGCGATAGCAGAGAAACCCAAAAGCAAATAGAAAAAATTATTGGCTTTAGTCATCAAATGTTTAAGCACATTGTTGCTCTAAACACTTACACTGAACCTTTCCTTGGTATGAAGAATAACGACCAACGAGATATGATAGAGCAGTTGTTAGGTATTCAAGAACTTTCGCAAAAAGCAGAAATTCTAAAAGACAGAATGAAGGACACTAGAGATAGTATCAAAGAAGAAGAATTCCGTATTAGTGCTATGAAAGATAGCAATGAGCGTATGGACAAAAATATTAAAGAACTAGAAAGTCGTAGCAATGCTTGGGAAAGAAACAAGTCTGTTAAACTAGACGAAATGGCAGATGCGTTAGAGCAACTAAAAGAAATTGATATTGACAGCGAAGTTGAAAAGCATAACACATTAGTTGTTATCAAAGACCATGAAGCAAATTTAAACATACTATCTAACAATTTAACAAACACACTTAACTCTTTTAAAAGAAGTAAAACTAAACTAAGCGAACTAGAGGCTAACTTAGTTAAAGCAAAGGAAGGCGTATGCCCTACATGTGAACAAGGTACAGCACATTTAGACACACACGAAGCATACACAAAAGATTTAGAAACCAAGATAGTAGAAGAAAAAGAATACTTCACGGGTTTAACTATTAAAGAAGAAGATTTAAAAGATGGCATAGAAACACTTGGGCCAGTCGAAGAAAGACCCAGTACGTTTTATAAAACATTAGAAGAAGCACTAACACACCGTAACAACGTTGATAACTTAATAGACAGCATAAGCACAAAGCACAGCGAAGAAAATCCTTACATAGAACAAATTGAATCTATGAGACAAACTGGTATACAAGAAATTAGTTGGGATATTATCAATGAACTCACAGCACTAAAAGACCATCAAGAGTTTTTATATAAACTACTAACAAGTAAAGACAGTTTTATTAGAAGACGTATTATTGATCAAAACATTGCTTACTTAAATCACAGACTAGCACACTACTTGGATGCTATTGGCTTACCGCATGACGTTAAGTTTAACAGCGATCTAAGTACAGAGATCACCGAGTACGGCAGAGACTTAGACTTTGATAATTTAAGTAGAGGCGAACGTAATAGACTTATACTAAGTTTAAGTTGGGCATTCCGTGACATATTTGAAAGTCTTAATCACCCAATGAACTTCTTGTGTATTGACGAACTTATTGATAGTGGTCTAGATGCCACAGGTGTCGAGAATGCGTTAGGTATACTTAAGAAAATGAGCAGAGAGCAAAACAAAAACATTATGCTTATATCACACAGAGAAGAACTAAGTGGCAGAGTTAACGATGTATTGTATGTGATCAAGGAAGGAGGCTTTACTAGTTATAACACGGACACAGAGTATGTCGAGGCATAACAATGGCTGATTGGTTATATAACGGTAAAACTGTAGAAACACTTCCGCAAGATTGCGAAGCATTTGTATATCTAATTACTAACAATACAAATGACAAAAAGTATGTTGGCAAGAAACTAGCAAAGTTTAAAACAACCAAGCCTCCGCTGAAAGGCAAAAAGAACAAACGCAGAGGCACCAAGGAATCAGATTGGCAAACTTACTGGGGCAGTTCAGACAATTTAAAAGAAGATGTAGAATCACTAGGTGAAGATAAATTTACCAGAGAGATTTTATACTTTTGTCCTAGCAGGGGCGTTGCTAGTTATATAGAAGCAAGAGAACAATTTGAAAGAAAAGTATTATTGCGTGATGACTATTAT